ACAACTACAGGTAGAATTGATGCAACAAATGATATTGTAGCTTATTCAACTTCGGATTGTAGGTTAAAAGAAAATATTAAACCTATTGATAATGCCTTATGTAAAGTAATAGGAGTAACAGGTAATACATTTGATTGGAAGGAATTAACTAAAGAAGAAATACAAACCATACATGGAAATAAAGGTAAAGACGTAGGAGTAATTGCTCAAGAAATAGAAGAAATATTACCTGAAGCGGTTACAACTAGAAGTAATGGGTATAAAGCAGTTAATTATGAAAAAATTGTACCTTTATTAATTGAAGCTATCAAAGAACAACAAAAACAAATTAACGAACTAAAATCTAAAATATAATGGCCTTACCAACATCAGGACAATTAAGTTTACGAGATATAGCATCAGAATTAGGTATTTCATTTACTAATATTTCCTTAGGATCTATGAGTGACTCAGTAGGGTTTGCGGCACCAGATAAAGTATCTGATTTTTATGGGTATTCAAATCTTACTGCTTTTTATACATCTATAACTCAACCAAAAGCTGTATTTGCATGTAATATTTCCATTATTAACACTTATTACCATAATGGGTCTGGTTTATTACCTGTAGTAGGTAATACTGTTTATCAATCAAATCAAACTACTTTGGATGCTAGTATAAACAGAGGTATGTCTACCTCTAATAGTGGAACATCATTTCAAGTATATACTACTAATGGTTCTGGTGTAGTTACTGCTGTTATAAATTGTATTAATTAAAAATAAAAAAATGAAATTTATAGACAACAACATTCAAGATTATACAGGTACAGACTTTAATGTTTTTAAAAACCCAGATGGAGTTACCATTATGAAATTTAATGATACTCAACAATGGTTATCAAATATGGAACAATATGGAAATTTATTTTTAGGTGGGTGTGATAGTTGTTCTTCTTTTTATAAAGATTCCTTTGATGGGTTTTCATACGATTCTGTATTAGTAGCAGGTTTAGGGTTTGGTTTAATACCACAAGAACTAATTACTTCAAAAAATTGTAGTAAAGTAGATGTAGTAGAAATAAATCAAGAAGTAATAAACTATAATAACACATCAGGTCATTTAGATAGTAATATTAATTTAATACAAGGAGACATACATAGTTATACAACTTCTGAAATGTATGATTTAATCCTTATTGATACTATTTGGCAAGAAAGTGAAATGACTGAAGACCAATGGCAAGCTTTAGTAACAAGATTTACTAATAATCTTAATACTAATGGTGCAATTTATTCCCCGATTCTTACAAAGTGGGTAACAGTATAATTATATATGTAGGTTGTTATTAACAATAACTTGATATTTATAATCAAATTAGTTATATTACATTAAACATAAAATTATGAGTTGGACCTATAAACAACATGAAATAGGAGATATTACTCAATTCCCAGAAAATACATTCGGTTTCGTATACATGACAACACATAAACCTTCGGGTAAGTCATATATTGGGAAAAAAGTATTATTTCACAATCAAAAGAAAAAATTGGGTAAAAAAGAACTAGCCGCCTTAACTGGGGTGGTTGGTAGAAGACCTTCATATAAATTAATAGTTAAAGAATCAGATTGGCTTAAATATTATGGCTCACAATCAGATATTAAACAATTACTTTTAGAGGGTAAAAAAGATGAATTTGAACGTACTATATTAAAATGTGTACAAACAAAAAAACAACTTACCTATTTTGAAATTAAATATCAAATGTTGTATCAAGTATTAGAAAAACCAGATGAATTCTTTAATGATAACATTTTAGGTAAATTCTTTACAAAGGATTTAGATGGAATGGAATTTGAAGATCTCGTGGCTACCACCATATAATTTCGTATATTACCATTTATGGTAAACCAGTTATTAGTTACATTAGTAAATTCTGTATTAGGTTCGGGAAAGGCAACTGCCCGAAATAACTATGCTTATCATTGTCCTTTATGTAACCATCATAAACCTAAATTGGAGGTTAATTTAACGGAAAATCGTGAAGGTAAAAATCCTTGGCATTGTTGGGCATGTGATGCTAGAGGAACTACAGTATATAATTTATTTAGACAGGTTAAAGCGACAGCAGATAAATTTGTAGAATTAGGAAGTTTAGTTAAATCTTCCAAATCAATAAAAGAAACACAAGTTGTATCCACTATTGCATTACCAGATGAATATATTGGCCTAAATAACGTTGATAATAGCGATATAATGGCTAGACACGCGCTCGCGTACTTAAAAAATAGACACGTGAGTAAATACGATATTCTCAAATATAATATAGGTTATTGTAAAACAGGTTTATATAAAAATATGATTATAATCCCTACATATGATGCAGACGGTAGATTAAATTACTTTACTGCTCGTTCATTTGAAAAAGAACCATATGTTAAATATAGAAACCCATCAGCTAGTAGAGATGTAATACCTAATGAACATTTAATTAATTGGAATGTACCAGTAATTTTATGTGAAGGGTTATTTGATGCTATTGCTATAAAAAGAAACGCAATCCCCTTATTAGGGAAAAATATACAGAGTAGTTTAATGAAAAAAATAGTTACATCTGTAGTAGATAAAATTTATATTGCATTAGATAGGGATGCAATTAAACAAGCTTTAAAATTCTGCGAACGATTAATGGCAGAAGGTAAAGAAGTCTATCTTGTAGATTTGCAAGATAAGGATCCGAGTGAAATGGGTTTCGAAAATTTCACTAAACTTATACAAACAACGTTACCATTAACCTACTACGATTTAATGGAACAAAAATTAGCTATATGATCAAAAAATCATACAAAAGACTATTAGAAATTTCAGATGATTACCAACAAGTTACAATGCCTGATTCAAGGTATTACAGACGTAATGGTAAGTATTATCCTTCTATTACACACGTTTTAAGTACTTATCCAAAAGGTAAGTATTTCGAAGACTGGCTTAAAAAAGTAGGACATGCCTCTGAATATATTGTTAAGAAAGCAGCAGAAGAAGGAACACAAGTTCATGAAATGATTGAGGACTGGTTAAATGGGAAAGAAATTACATTTTTATACCCTGATGGTAACCCAAAAATGCCTGCACACGTTTGGCAAATGTTCCTTAGATTTGTAGATTTTTGGGAAACATACAATCCCGTATTAATAGAAGCAGAAGTGCACCTATTCTCGGATGAACTACAAGTTGCTGGAACGTGTGATTTAGTATGTGAATTGGAATTTAACGGAAAAACTGAACGTTGGATCATAGATTTCAAAACATCTAATCACTTACAGACAACATATGATTTACAAGGAGCACTATATGCTCAATGTTATGAAGAATGTTATGGTAAAAAAGTAGATAGAGTAGGAGTTTTATGGTTAAAATCTAAATCGAGAGGTGAAGATAAAAATGGAAAACGCTTAAAGGGTAAAAATTGGGAAGTATACGAGTCGCCTCGTACACAAGAACAAAACCTAGAAATCTTTAGCCATGTAAGAGCCCTATTTAATATTGAAAACCCAAAATTAACCCCATATACTTCTACATTCCAGACGTCTTCAAAAAGGAAAGTCTAATATGTATAATAAAATATATAATGGGATTTTATAGAGGACCAAAAGTACAAAGAGAAAGAGATTCTTACGGGGAATGGTTTAAAATTTTTCGTAATAATACATCTACTGGAGATTTCTTTTCTAGTGCTAATAATTGGGCTGAAGCATATCAATCAAATACTAGCGATACTAATAGTAATAAATATTCTATTTTATCATCTTGGAGTAAATTTTTAAGAAATGATAAATATACTTTAAAATTAAATTATCCTAGTCTTAGTATAACTAATATATGGTCACAAACCTCAAACCCTGTAGATTCAGATGGTAGTGGAGGTGTAGATGGTTATATAGGTATTTCTATAGGTGCTTCAAATAATGGGTGGGGAGGATTAGAAAGATATGATGCTAGTGCTAGTTCATTTTTAGATGGTACTTTATCCCCACAGGGTAATTGGTATTACGCAATAGGTGCTAATTCATGGGGTGGTACATATACTTTTCCAGGTCCAAATTCCGCGGTTAGTTTAGTTGAATTATGGATTTTAAACCAACCAGCATAATGGGAACATACGGAGGACCACATATAATACAAGATGGATTAATATTTGCTCTAGATGCAGGAAATCCTGAATGTTTTACTTCTGGAGCAACTACAGCAACCTGTTTAGTATCAGGATTTAATTGTTCTGGAGCTAATGGAAATCCAGGTAGTGGAACTCATACACCAAATACCGCTAATTTCCCTGTTTATAATTCTACAAAAGGCGGGGTATTTGACTTTGTTGGAAGTAAGGGAATAAATATAGATGGAAATTTAGGAAGTACAACATCTTCAGCAATCTCTATGTGGCTCTACAAAAACTCTTCTGCTACTCAATATATAACAGATGGAAGAAACAACAGTGGAGCTTGGTTTTTATCAAATTATTCAAGTTATAATATAAATTGGACAAATAATTTAAGATATAATTTTGAAGGTTCTTATAATTCGGGGGCAACTGCTTTTATTAATAAATGGATACATATAGTTGCTACTTCTGATAGTACTGGTTCACAATTATATATAAACGGAGTAGAGGTAGTATTATCAACATCATCCTCACCAGATGAAGATTTTGGTATAAACTATAGAATAGGTACAAGATATACTACATCAAGTGAATGGACAGGATATATGGGGCCAATTTACTTTTATAATAAAAAATTAAACGCAGCAGAAGCAGCTCAAAACTTCTTAGCACAAAAATCAAGATTCGGATTATAATGTATACAGGACCACACATAATAACAGATGGATTACAAATCCATTTAGATGCTGCAAGTTTTAGATCATACCCTAGAACTGGTACTGCATGGACTGATTTAGTATCTAATACTGTATTTAACCCAGATAATGGTACTCCAACTTTTGATAGTGAAGGATTAGTATGGGATTTTGAAAATGGTAGTCAGAACAATTTTAAATGTGAAAGCA